TGCATCAACATCACAGATGAGTGGTGGCAGGATTGTACGTTCAAGGAACAATTACTACACGGAATTAAATCCGGTGACATCTGGTTAAACAAAGTTAAGTATGACAATGAAGGAAACAGAATCAGGGGCAACGTTTGCCTTGAAGTGTACCTGCCCTCAAGAGGTACCTGTCTTTTACAGCACTGTAATCTCGGTGCCTGTGAATTTGACGACATTCCGCGAGCTTTCACTCAGGGGATGCAAGAACTGTGCGAGCTACATGGCAGAACTGGCATTGGCGATTCAGGGGAATACCTCCCCAGTGACACAGATAGACAGGTCGGCCTCGGAATGCTGGGACTGGCCAACCTCCTACGAAGGTACGGAGTAACTTACGAACAATTTGGTGAAGCGATTGAACATTATAATCGCTTCAAAAGTAAACCTCTACATTCAGCTGCTTATGAACTTGTCACTCAAATTGCTTCAGGAATTAACCAAGCAGCCACAATTGCTCGCGAACATAATATGGTTCGAGCCTTTGCTATTGCACCGACCGCCAGTTGCAGTTATCGAAGCTTGGATCTGGATGGCAATACTTGCACACCAGAAATCGCTCCACCTATCTCGCAGACAGTTGATCGCGACTCAGGTACTTTCGGAGTACAAACTTATAACTACGGTGCTGTAGAGATTGCATCAGAAGTAGGTTGGGATAATTATAAAAGAGTTGCAGATGGCATCATGACGATGCTTGATCGCACAGGACTTCTTCATGGTTATAGCTTCAACTCTTGGAGTGATGTAGTGACCTACGACAATGCGTTCGTGGAAGAGTGGCTTAGGTCTCCGCAAACCTCTCTCTATTACAGCTTACAAGTAATGGGAGACACTCAAGATAAGACTGATGCATATGCTGCACTAGATGCAGAAGATGTTGACAAGTATCTAGAGGAACTATTTAACAATGAAGAACTTACATGTGATTGCCAAGAATGAGACAAGATCCTTATCAGAAACTACTAAACAGAAAAAGAAAGTGGACACCAGTCCAGACGACTGCCGGATCATGCAAGGCAGGGGCGGAAGAAGCGGTACACCGTGCTCTTGCGTTACGCAGTATGGAAGTACCTGTGGGAGATTTTATCCGTGATGCATTGGCTACCGACGTACCAGCACTATCAAAAGACCTATTGGTATCCAATGTTAAAGACGAATCGAACCACGACTTGGCACTCGGTTACATTGCCAATGCTTACGGGGTTGATGAAAAAGCTGAATCGGAAGCTCTTCGACTCAGGGAAGCTTGGACTTCGCATCCAGATCACACGATCCTCAAAGCGATGGTTGCCGAGCGTGCAATTTTCTTCGTACTTCTACCCTTCTTCCGCGCTAATGGTGACGCTGGAATGCGAACCGTAAGCGCTGATATAAGCAGAGATGAACAGATTCACGTTGCTGCCAATAGTCTTGTTTGTCGGGAGCTGGGGCTTACTGTCAGTCCTAGTCTTGATAAACTACGCAAAGCAACTATCAATTGGGTAATGCAACCTCTAGGTAGCAATGCCGATAAATATTTAGATAAAAAATTTTGGCTGGATTCTAGTGATCGCTTGATGTATGAAGGCAAAGCTCCAGAGCTTTCTTTTACAAAGTCAGCAAGAATGCCTGCCTTCTTTGAGCACTCAAATGTCAACTTACCTCAGTACGCTTGAAACCGTAGGGATGCAAGCCCGTGGTTTAACAATACAATTAGAAGAAACTTTCCCACCAACAAACCCTACACCTGAAGATAGTATGGAAAAGATTATGTACAGGTCTGGTCAACGCAGTGTTGTTGAGTGGATCATTCAATATATGGAGGAGAACTGATGAGTAACAACTATTTTCAAACCAATACTGACGCATGGGGATACAGCTATTTCAATGGTATCGGACAAAATAGCAATAGCTATCAAGCTCAAATAGATAAATACTTTAATAAGCCAACAAAAGGGAAGTATGGTTATATTCAGACATTAAAGCCTGGTTATACGCAGCAACAGATCAACACTACTGGCTTGGGTGAAGTTGCTACTTACACTAATGTATCTTCGGACCATGACGACTTTGAGACTGAAGTGCAGAAATTTGGAATCTTTGGGGCGCCTGTTTTTGCACCTCCTCCTGCTCCTGCACCTAAACCTGCACCTAAACCTGTAGTTCCGTACAAACCTACCTCTTTAGCTACACCTAACGCACCGAAACAAGTACAGTTTAACACTTCAGCTTACGACAAACAGATTGCAGATTTGTCAAAGAACTTAACTACAATACAAGAAACACTAAAGACAAATCAATCAGCGTACGCTAAAACAATTGCTGATCAGAAAAGTAGTTTTGAACAAACAACATTAGCCAACCAAAGTTCATTTGACAAACTTTTTCAAAATCAACAAGCAGGTTTTGACAGTCAATTAGCTAAACAGTCAGACGCTTTTAATGCAGAGATGGCTGCACAGACTACTAAGTACGACAACAATATGTCTGCACTTAAGAACTCATTAGCTGCAACGTTGAGCAGCAAAGACGCGCCTACATTAGGTGTAAAGTCTGCCGCTTTGAGTCCGAAGAATCTAGCAATGCAACGCCAAGGTATCAGAGGTACGTTTGGTAGAAGTGGCTTAAGAATCAAAGGCATCAAAGACAAATCATTAAACATTTAATTAAATGCACGCACGAACTAGGTACGACTATTTAGCAAGCGACCGTTCACAGTTCTTAGATGAAGCTAGGCAAGCATCAGAGCTTACCTTGCCATACTTAATCCGTGGTCATGAAGAAAGCATGGGCGGCATGAAGAAACTAAAAACACCTTTCCAATCAGTAGGCGCGAAAGCGTGTGTGACGTTGGCAAGTAAGTTAATGTTAGGTCTTCTTCCTGTACAGACAAGCTTCTTTAAACTACAACTAGACGAAAGCCAATTGGGTGAGGAATTCCCACCCGAAATGAAATCAGAATTAGATCTATCTTTTGCGAAAGTAGAACGCATCATTCTGGAATCAATCTCAGCTTCAGATGACCGAGTAGCAGTACACCAAGCACTGTTGCATTTGGTTGTTGCTGGTAACGCTCTTGTCTTCATGAGTAAGTATGGCCTTAAGGTATATCCTCTGAATCGCTACGTAGTGGATCGGGACGGGAACGGTCAAGTGATTGAAATAGTAACTAAAGAACGAATCTCCAAACAGTTAATTGAAACTCAAGTATCTAAAGAAATTTTAGAACCTGATACTGTTGAAGATGAAGGTGGCCACGACGACAACGTTGATGTGTACACACATATCAAAAGAGATAACAACAGATATGTCTGGCACCAAGAGGTAAACGACAAACTTGTAAAAGGTTCACAAGGTAAAGCACCTGTTGATATTAATCCTTGGATTCCACTGAGATTTAATACTGTCGATGGTGAATCATACGGACGCGGAAGAGTAGGTCAATTTATCGGTGATCTGAAGTCCCTTGAAGGACTCTCTCAGGCATTGGTAGAAGGCTCTGCAGCTGCTGCAAAAGTAGTATTTACAGTATCACCTTCAAGTACAACTAAGCCGTCCACACTGGCAGCAGCTGGTAACGGAGCAATCATCCAAGGTCGGCCGGATGACATTGGAGTAATCCAAGTTGGTAAGACAGCTGACTTTGCCACTGCATTTCAAATGGCAAATAGTTTGGAGCGCCGGATTAGTGATGCATTCTTAGTGATGAACATCAGACAGTCTGAGCGCACAACTGCCGAAGAGGTCAGGATGACTCAAATGGAACTCGAACAGCAACTTGGCGGATTATTCAGCCTACTAACTGTTGACTTCCTTGTACCTTACTTGAATAAAAAACTAAGTGATGCACAAAAGAATGGTGAGATTCCTAAGATCCCAAAGAATATCGTCAAGCCAACAATCGTAGCAGGCATTAATGCACTGGGCCGAGGGCAAGATAGAGAAAGCTTAGGTCAGTTCTTAACCATCCTGGCTCAAACACTTGGGCCAGAATCTATTGCAAACTTCATCAACACAGATGAGGTGATTAAACGGCTAGCTGCTTCACAAGGTATTGATGTATTGAACCTAGTCCGCAGTATGCAAGACGTGCAGCAGGAACAAGCAATGCAGCAACAGCAAGCAATGGAAATGCAGCAACAACAAATGAGTGTTGATGCAATGAAGACACCAATGATGGATCCTTCAAAGAATCCAGAGCTAACTGAGCAACAACAAACACCACCACAAATTCAATAACTAATACATGGCAGAAGTAATGTCAATGCTCTCCGATGAAAATACAGCTGGAGAGCTAAACGCTGATGAGCAGGATTCACTTGCCGTTGGCGAAGAGATGGAACAGCAGCAAGAAACAATGCTTGCTGGTAAATATAAGAATGCTGAAGAATTAGAGGCAGCTTATATTGAACTACAAAAGAAACTTGGTGAAGCTGGTGGCGAAT